ACTCATATTTTAATTTTTATTTAAAAGTTATATATTTATATGTCTTTTATAATTTTATTTGTATATGACGAAAATACGAAAGATTTTAGGTATATTATAATTTATGTCTGATATATAAAATTCAATATCAAAAATCATATTATTTTTTTACTGTTGGGATATCACAATTTATATATATTAAAATTCAATCGTATTTCACTCATATTTTAATTTTTATTTAAAAGTTATATATTTATATGTCTTTTATGTTTTTATTCGTGTATGACGAAAATACGAAAGATTTTAGGCATATTATTTATCAGCTAATATTATGCAAGTTTAATCATCCTATCTTTAAAACCTTAAAATTAATTTTATCAGTGTTAAAAGAAAAAAAAGAAAAAAAGAAGCAAAAAAAGAAAATAAAGAAATATATATATATATATTATTTATTATTATTTTATTTATATTATATATTATATATATTATATATATATTATACTACATACTAAAGTATGTATATATATTGTTACAAATCAGCCAAAAAAACAAATCTTGATATACTTGAAACAATTATAAATAAAGGCTTTTCTTGCTGTATACAAAATTGTAAATTACTGTAAGAAAAAGATGTAACGGTTACATTTTTTATGTGTAACGGTTACATCCTATTTTTAGTATAAAAATCAGTCTTAAAAAATGCTTATAAACCTTTATAAATAAAAGCTTTCTTATGTTGGTAATAATTGTAAAAATACTATGTAACGGTTACATTTTGATGTGTAACGGTTACATGTAACGGTTACATACTATTTTTAGTATCTAAAAAAACATCAAATATTATACATAAACCATTATAAATAAAAGGTTTTTGATGATGGTAATAATTGTAAAGCTACTATGTAACTGTTACATTTTTGATATGTAACGGTTACATTCTGAATTTTAGTATAAAAATAAACCTACAAAAACACATATAAACCATTATAAATAAAAGGTTTTTAACGTTGGTAAAAACTGTTAATTTACATGTAACGGTTACATTTTGATGTGTAACTGTTACATGTAACCGTTACAGCCTATTTTTTAGTTAATGATTAGTTAAGAGAAAAAACAATATATTGTTTACAAATCATTATAAATAAAAGCTTTCTTACTATGGTGAAAAATGTTAATTAGATATGTTACAGTTACTTTTTCAATATGTAACTGTAACAACAAAAAATAGCAATGGCTAACCTCAAATCCATTGCTATTCTTTGTTTTGTCTTTGATATTTTCTTCTCAATAAGGGAGAATAAAACTTATTGAATATATGAAATTTTTATAATTGTCTTTAGAGAGATATTGCCCATATGTAAATATGGGCAATATGTGGAATATATGCCAATTGACATATTGATTAAAAATATAAAATATAATTCTTTTTAAAAATATAAATATTATCTTTTATGAATATTATACATTAAAAATTGGAAATTTCAAGTATTTTTTCTAAAAAGAAATAGCGATTATATAAAATAATCGCTATAAAAGATATTCGTTACGAATACAAGAAATATAAAAATGATGACAGTCGAATTAAATTTTACCTGACATAAAATTATTAAAAAAATCTTGGGGAGTATCTTTTTAACTAATGAATACATTAATTATATTACTTATATTGGAATTTTTCAACTATTATTTGGATTTTACATACTTAGCTTCTACCCAACCATCTACATTGGATTCTTTTCCAGTATGTTTCAAATGATATACGTATTTGCCATTTCTATTAATAGCTGTCACTTTTGCTGTGCCACTCTTACACTTATAACCTTTTGCTCCTGCATAGCTGTTTTCGTAATGTGTAGTACCTAAAAATTCTACTGTGTCACCAACTGCTATGTCCTTGTCGTTATTAAATTCAACTATATCTGATTTATTAACCCATCCATATACACCATTACCTATCAAATGATATTCATGCTGTTTTCCTAATTTGATAGCTGTTATTTCAGCACTACACTTTCTTGCTGGTACTTTCTTTCCGTCTGCATATGCACTTGTATATTGCCATTTACCATCAAATGTAACCTTGCTTCCTTGTGCTTTTAATACTTTTTTATTTTCGTTCTTTGTTTCAGTCTTGCTTGCTTTACTTGCGTAATTAGGAATACCATAACCTCTTATATATTTTCCATTTACTAAAATATTTCTTCTTGCTACCCTGCAATTATTATTACCCTCTATTACAGTAATTGTTCTTCCCTCTATCTTTTCAACCAAACCAACATGATCTGGAACACCTTTGTTATCACCCTTGCCATTATCTTGCCAGTCATAATAGATAATGTCTGCAATCTTAGGAATATAATAATCATCCTCTTTCCAGCTACCTTTTTTCTGCAATAGTTTTACCTGCTCATAACACGAGCACTCACATGGAATGATATCTGCTAATCCTGCTTCAATCGCACAAGCTGAAATGGTAGTTGCACACCATTCGTCTGTATACTTGACTTTATATTTTCGTGGCAAGTTCTTTTGCTCATTATAAATATCGATTATTTTTTTAAAGCTACCATCACTTTCATTCTTGCCTAACCAGCTTTCCATTATACCTACCATTTTCAATCTTAATTCTGTTTCTGTCATAATAATCCTCCTTTACAAAAAATCATCATTTTCAAAGCATCTGTTATATTCTTCCTTAATATGTCTTATTGCATTTTCAGCCTTGCCATTTTTATAACCATCGTGGGTAGCACAATAATTTTCATAATCGGTTATATCTTCCAATATCTGATTATAAAATTCTTCTGAATGTCCTACACCTCGTCTTAATTCATCAACAAATCTTAAAATTCTTGTTCTACAAGCATCTGCATTTCGTTTGTCAAACTTGCTTTCTAAACTTTCATTTGCTTTCTTTATATCATCAACATTGTCATTTATTATTGCTATCTTTTTGAATAAATCCTCATTCATCGTATTTCCGAGTCTTTTTGCCAAAAATGAAATAGGATTAATCTCAATTGGAGCAATCTGAATAGATGCAACAATTAATAATCCTATTCCACCACATTTTTCTAATATATCTGTAATATCCATTTTCTACCTCGTCTTTTGTAATTATAAATATTCCACTTCATGTAGATGCCATTCACCATCGTATGTTCCTTTGTACATTCTTCCATACTCCGTCTGCCCCTCGATATGTATTGTTCCGTTGTAATCGACTGCATTTCCGTAAACAACATCGTTATCTTTTAAAATATAAGTTGGTCTTTGTGGATCAGTATTTGCATTATAATCTTCATCACTGCTAAGACCAATTAATATTATTTCATTTTTAAATAAAACGATACTATTTTCATCTACTGTAACTGGTAATTGCTGGCAACTACTATATTGTCCGTTTTTATACACATAATGTAAAAAACAATAATCATCATATACATCTTCTTTACCACCTAAAATATGTATACCATCACTCATAATGATTGCTTTTGAATATATGCACGAAAATGGCATCGTATCTGCAACACTAACTTCATCTGCTTCTATGTCGTATACATAATGATTATAATTTGCACCTGACATACCATATCCACCAAACATATGTATTTTGCCATTTTCAGCACATATCGCTGGCATTTCTAATGGCACTGTAAATCCTGATATAGATGTAACATTTTGCCCATCGTATGCAATACTTTCGTTATAACTACTTCCACCGAAAAACATATATATGGCATCATCTGTATTAGCAAATGCCATATAAACAGATTCAAATGTTTTGGATAAACTCACACCATTAGATGTATATAAATAATCTTTTGTTGCAGAATATGTTGACGTAATAATATGCACTTGATTATTTATTACACAAACATACGTAATACTACCTTCTGCGAAATCTTCATATTCATTTCCTTGTATTTCTATGATATTATTTAATTGCCATGAATACTCACTACCATCCATTATCAAATCGTATATGAAATAATTGTATGTATTACCATTTGAAACCTTATCAAATTCAATTGCGTGTATTTCGCTATTAATCGTATATGTTCTAAATTTATCTTCTTGATGTCCAAAATCTAATAAATTTAATCTTTCATATATACTTTCCCAGTCATCTTTCTGAATAATAATATTTTTATTTTTATTCGTTCCTCCACCGAGTAAATATATATTACCATTTGCGATTACGGATATATCTTGATTGTATGATACTGCAAATACATTTTTTATCCAACTTACATCACTATAAACATCATTTTCAAAAGTATATAAGCTGTATGCATCTCCTACTAAATTATATAATTTTTTTTCCAGATATAATACATTATATCTTGTCACATCATTTATACTTAAATAATTAGCTCCCTCATTATCCCATGATGTACCATTAAATGAATAATGATTAGCATCACCAAAAATATGTATTTTACCATCTATAATAAGAGCACAACCACATTCTAATGCAAATGGCAATGTGCTTACAGACTGAAACCCATTTGAACTTAAATCAAAATATGAATTTCCATTTAATTTAACCTTATAATGTTTTGTACTCTCACTATTATTTCCAGTTCCTCCTAATATGTGCAATTCATTATTCAAAACAACTGCACAACCATTTATCATTTTATATGGTATCTTATATCCACCTGACGAGTTAAAAAATTCGTTATCTCTTAAATAATAGAAAGAATTTTCATATCCTCCATATGCACCTTGACTCTCTGTTGAACTACTATTTCCTCCGACTATGAATAATTTTTCTTGATGGTTATAATAAGCAACAAAGGCACAACCACCAACAAAATCATATGGTAAATCTGCTTGTTTTTTCCATGCCCCATTTATCAAGGCATAATGATTTCTTGCTGTATCATTTCCACCATCGCCACCTAAAATATGTAATGCGTTATTATATTCAATAGCACACCCATTTTGAAAAGAATATGGTAAATCTGTTCCCTCTACAATACGATTTTTTTTTGGTGGAAATTTTGCGTATGCTTGTGCACTAATGTTTTCTATCTTACCTTTAACATCTGTATTGTTAAAATTTTCTATTACTTCTTCGATGGTATCCTCAAGTGTAGCTTCCATCGTATCAATTCTTTGTTTGTTTCTTAATGTATTTTCAAAGTTTTGCCTATCAGCAAGATTTATCAATTCTGAAAAAGCTGGGTCACTAGATTCAACGATGCTTATTTGACTGCTAAACGTAGGACTTTCACTTGTATAATCTCTCATAAATTAATCCTCCTTAAATGATATCATCAATATTGAATACTAATTCAATGTCACCATCTTTTACTTTTGGTGAGAAATTTTTAATTGCAATAATATCACCTGCCGAATCAACTATACCTATTTCACTTATAGCAACTCCTACCAATTCACTATTTGACAATGTACAAGTATATCTGCAAGCTGTGTCGTTGTTTAAATACGTATGCGATGCAACATTTTTCCTTAATAATTCATTATTCAATGCTGTCTGTGTAGGCAATGGCTGTATAACATTATCTGCGTTATCTACACCACCATTTCCAAATGCAATCTTCTGAATTGTAGGTAATGTCAAATCACCTGCTCTTGCCTTTAAAAGCTTTTTCCTAAATACTGTTGTTACAACTGCTACTGCCATTAATTATTCCTCCGTTCTTACTTCAATATTTGCAACATATGTATGGTTTAATGTTTGACTTCCGTCTAGTAAAAAAGAGCCATCTAATCTCAATAGATTAAAATAATCATTAGGCATATTAATGTTTATGTTGGTTAATCTAACGTCATTCATGGCTTGAAAATCAACATCCATCATATAATTAACATCATATTTCAAGGCTACTCCTGCTGGTTTCAAGGTTAGTATTCTTCCCAAAGATGTGTTGTCGTCTAGTTGCATATCATTAATATCAATCTTAATTCCTGCTGGCTGTATTTCGTTATATGTCAGTTGCGTTGCGTTCATCAATATAGATGCAGTATCCATTATTTCATCATACGTGCAACTTGCTGATGCTTTTTTAGATTGATATACCAAAACTTTTCTGTAAACATCATCTGCTAACTGGTTTGTATCAGCATTATAAATAAGCACTGCTGCCTCTTTCCTTGATATATTAACAATGTCACCTATCATATCTAATTGCTCCCCTTGTGCATCTGATATGTTGGTAACTATGTTTAAATCAGCGAATAATCTATTCAGTTCATCTAGTTGCCTTGAAAAAGCTTCAACCACAACTTGTATTCTTTCTTTGTTTTGAAATTGCTGTGGCATATCAGCTAACCACTTTTTTGAGATATCTGTTTCCATGACTACTCGCCCTCGCTTTCATCTTCTTCAACTGGTAAATCTTCACCACCATAAGCAACTGTAATCATATCTGAATTAACTTTTATCTTTTCAGTTCGATTGATTATAACATTACCCTCTAGGTAATCTTCTGTGCTTGGTGCTTGCGATGACAATGTAGTTTCAGTGCTAGTAGTGATAACCACGTATGTTATATTTTCAATAACATCGTATATCATTTGTTCTAGCTTCTGTATATACAAGTTATCATTAGCATTCAATCCTGCTATATATGTATATACTGCATTAGTTATTAATTCATCATAGTTAGATGGCAAATTCGTTCCATATACACATACATATACCCATGTGTATATGTATGTAGGTCTTGAAAAATTTATGCCCACTATATCTCCATATGTTGTCGGTACATCAACATGGACCGTTCCTGTCGTACCTATTCCACCAGCTTTTCTTCTTAGTATAGCTTGTGCAATCTCCGTATCATTTCCACCCTCAACTATCAAATTGATAGAATGTGGTGCAATACCATTTGCTGTCGTATCTGTGTCATTTTCAAAGGCACTTACAGTCTGAACTCCATTCACCTTATCTAATATTTCTGAAACCACACTTCCTAACATGGTGTCACTTCTCAATGCACTCTTGGCAATATAAGATTGTCTTAATTCTATGTCAGTTTCTTCATCCCTGCCATACGTGGCTTCTATTACATTTGTAACTGCATTAAGACCAGCGACATTATCAATAATCTCTGTTATGATGTTATTAGGAATTATTATCTTTCCATATTCTTCCGTAATAAAGTTTGCAATTGTCGTAACACTTTCTGTCGTTAGGTTTTCAGTCAATTCAAACGAACTATTCACATAAATAGACGAATTGGAAATATGTAACAATATATCATCTTCTTCATTTTCAGGCTGTAAAACAGTTGCAACAAATCCATTATTCAGATTATTTATGCTTGTCTTTAATGCTGTCAATATATCTTCTTCATCATCATTCGTAACTGCTGTATATGATATGGTTGTAACATCGTTTATTACAATGCTATATGTATCACCTACAACAACCGAAACAACTCTAACATCAAGTGAATTACAGCTATCTCTTGATATTTCTGTGCTTTTATCCAAATACAATCTTTGCTCAGGCATGGTCGTTGTTCCAACTGTAACACCTGCATCTAACTCTGTTCCATCATCGCCTGTACAATGCAAAGGATATATTGTCGGCTGTGCTGGTGTTCTTCTAACTCCACCGAACTGAACTGCATTATCCAAATTGATACCCTCTGCTGTCGATGGATATTTTGAAAAATAGCTGTCTTGTGCTGTTTCCCATAGGTCTGCAATCTGATTTGCAAATGTAATAACCATAACATCTAAGAATGAATTATCTGATTGCTGTGTATCTACACCAAATCCCTCTGTCAAATCTGCATGGATTTCGTCTAGTATATCATCCATTCTTTTAATCTCAAAACCAGCTTGGGTTATACCATAATCTATTCCGTACTCTCCCATTCAATGCTCACCTCATCTCTTAATGTTTCAAAATCTGTTTCAGCAACGACTTCTATCCTACATTTTCTTTCTGCTTCGTTAATCTTAATAGATACATCCCTAACTGCTACAATACCATCAATATCAAATACCTTTTCACGTATGGCAGATTCAATAATATATATGTCAGGTGACTTATTCAGCAAATAATCGTAGTATGGAATACCCTCATCTTCATCCCATCGCCAGCCATTTAAAAACCATAATAATTTTATTCTTATTTCTTGTCTTATGGAATCTTGTATTACGATATCACCTTTTTCATTTAATAGGATATCTCCATCCTCTCCCAGTGCTATATCTATCATTTAATCACTCCTATATGTTGCTACCATGAATACTTCCACTTGCAGATATACTTCCACTAGCTGTAATACTGCCATTTGCTGTTATATTTGTTCCTGTAATTGCACCACTTGCTGTAATCGTTCCGTTTGACACTATTTTATCTCCAGTAATAGTGCCACTTGATGTAATTGTTCCTGATGCAGTTATATTGCCTACACATTTCAAATTTCCGTTTATTTGAACTTGGCTTGATGTAATTGTTATCTTAGTGTTACCAACACCCAAAATAATTGAATTATTCTTAATGCTATTTTTCATGTTAGCATTTGTCGTTTGCATATGAGGGATGCAAATTGCACTATTCAAATCATATCTAAAATGTACATCTGAATCGGATTTACTTCTCCATGCATCCAGTTCGACCTCGCTTACAACTATCAAGCAATCATCGTTTCTGCGAATAGGATATGTTATATATTTTGACATAACAATTGGCACATCACATATAACTGGATATTCTAATTCTATTTCCTCGTCAATGTAATATGTTCCGTATGGCTTTACATTCACCGTTCCATCGTTGTTTACATTCGTAATCTTTGCTGGCAAGGCTGTATGTATTTCGTTCACCACACTTCTTGCTGTATCTTCAACCTGCTGTGTAAATTCCTGTATCATTTTACGCTCCTTAATACTGCATAGGCATCAACTACCCTTACCAATTTTGCTGTTGCCTGCTTTTTCTTAGTTGTTTTCTTCTTTGTCGATTTCTTAGCTTTTTTCTTAGTGGTTTTCTTAGTGGTTTTCTTAGTTGTAGCTTTCTTAGTTGTAATTTTATTTCTTACTAACTCTGCTTTGCATATCCAGTCACCACCCATGTTATCACCGTCAAGTGTGACTTTATTCACGTAAAATGTACCATTTACTTTCTTACTAACGACTGTAACTTGGTCATTCACACCTATCGCACCGTTAAGAAAATATTCAACCTCGTAACCAGTAACACTTTTATTATTTCCAGCATCAATAGTAATCTTGTGTGGCATACCTATTAATCCTGTATTTGTACTCAATTCGTATGCTCTCTTTCCAAAATACTTATTAGGATTATATACCTGAATCACACCATTTTGAATGGTCCAGTTATGCTTATTTGCTTTCGCTATTTTTTGCAAAGCATTTTTCCCCTTGCCTGCATAACTGAAACCTTTTGCTATATTCCTGAACTTAACATTCGAGCCATATACTATACTCAATCCCATTGCTTGTGCAATCAAGGTATAGATAGTCTTACTATTAACCTTGCCTTTTTTCGATACAGATATAACTGCATCACGTAAAGCAACAAATCCATCAACCACAGTTAATTCAGTCATTCTATCAGCATTATCCAATGTCGTAACTGCACTTGTAACTGTTCCAACTATTATCAGTGCGTTATCTCCATTATATCCTGCTTTTAATTCAACTTCACAATTCTTTGTTTCTAAAATTTTTATACTTGCATTACTTAAATTCCAAATCTGAATCTTGGCACTATTAGGTGTTTCCGTATTTGCTTTCTCGACCGAAAAACATATCCTCAAACAATCACTCGTTGAATTAGATGTGTTTCCAATAATGATACCTGTCTTGCCTTTTTGTCCTGCTCTCATAACGTATGTTCTTAACCAATTTTGACCCATATAATCACTCCATTTTTAATCCTCATCTTCTTCATCTTCACCATCATCGTCATCGTCAATTACTTCATCCCATGGTATGAATACAAATTCTGAACTGCCATCATTAAACGACTCTCTACCTACATAATCATTATCTGATAAACAACCAAAAATGCCATCAGGCAATCTTGCATCTAGGTACGGATAAAGTAAAGGAAAATTCGGTACAATCTTCGTAAAAAGTATTGGAGTTTCTTCATCTTCATCTTCATCCTCTCCAATTTCATATATACCGAATGTCCAGCTATCATACTTTTCACTATATGTAAATCTTATACCGTATTCTATTTCATCGATTGTAATTTCAGATATAGAATCGTTCATATCAGGAACATCAATATATAGCATGTTATCCTCTCCTTATCTACTTCATTATTTTCTTAGCAATACCGTACAATATAGATGCACTTTTCTTTGCCTTAGTATTTTTTTTCTTTGTTGTAGTTTTCTTTTTTGTTGATGCTTTCTTTTTGGTTGTGATTGTTTTTTTTGTTTTCTTTGTTGTTTTCTTGGCTGTAACTTTCTTTGCCTTTTTCTTTGTTGTTTTCTTCTTGGTCGATTTCTTTGTTGTTTTCTTCTTGGTCGATTTCTTAGATTTCTTTGATGTTGTAGCCTTACCAGCCTTTGCTTTTGTCTTACCTGACTTCAACGAATATGATGGTATTTTTGCATTTTTCTTAGCTGTCACTTTGACCTGTTCTGCTGTAATTGTTATTTCTCGTGCATATCCTATTTCTTTTGTTTTCTTAATACTCATTGACGTAATACCCATGTTGGTATAAACTGTATCAGTTGTTACAATTTTTGCTAATGCTTTTGAGTTCCATTTCTTTTCTAACTGGTCGCATATGCTTTTAACTCTTGTATTGCTATTTCCATGCTTTTCTAACCACGTCACTGGGGTGCAAGTAACATACAATGTCATACTAACTGCTACTGGCTTGTTTATCATCGTATCAGACACATTATAACCCTTTTCAGTTGGATATGATGGTATACTTGTTTCCAGTGTTTTTGTTTCCTCTATCAATGCATCAAATTCTATTCCCCATATCTGCACTGGTTTTAATGTTCTTGCCATAATAATCTTTACCCCCTTGCATACTGCAATCCTCGTGCTAATTGAGTGGTTGCATCTACTGCTGATTTATTCATTGTACTTGGTATAACTCGTCTTGTATCGTTTGTTAATCCGTTATAGGTATTAGATATACTTACGTGCTGATTGATTCTGTGTAACGAATTATTAATCATACTTGTGGCTTTTGATGTAGGACTTGCTGTTGCTCCAGTCATTATAATGCTCATACCATTTGCCAAATCTCTTACTTTATCAAGTACCTTATATTTATTAGTATCTATTCCATATGCAAGACCTTCCATGAAATCAGGCATCCAACTTTCAAAATCTGTTAGAGGGCCTTCGTCTGGTACGGAAAAATGTAGATAACTTTTAATCGTACTACCTATACTTGATACACTTTCTTTTATACTATTTATTTTACTCATAATACCATTTCTAATACCATTGATTATATCAGCACCCCACTGAAATGCTCGTGAACCAAGACTTCTAATAGAATTAAATGCTGACGAAAAACCACCTCTTATTGCAGAGCCAATACTACTCATTTTAGAACTTATAGCACTTCTAACTCGTGAAAAGATACCACTAACTGTTCCTACGATTGAACCTAATACAGAACTCACAACACCTCTAACTCTACTAACTGCCGAACTAACAATTCCTACAACACTATTCCAAGCTGAACTAATAGCACTTCTAATCCTACTCATTACACTAGTCACGACAGATACTATTCCATTCCATACTGAACTTACGACACTTCTTATTCTATTCAAGGCACTAGTCACGACAGATACTATTCCATTCCATACTGAACTGACTGTGCTTTTTATTCTGTTCAATACACTTGATATAAATGACGATATAGCATTCCATACTGAACTAACGATGCTTTTTATTCTGTTCAATACACTTGATATAAATGACGATATAGCATTCCATACTGAACTAACAACACTTTTTATCTTGTTTAAGACACCTTTGATAAAAGACATAATACCATTCCATATGGTTGATATCTTGTTTTTTATCTTTGATAAAACAGAACTTATCTTAGCCACAATTGCATTCCATATGGTAGTAATAATATTCTTTATTTTTGACAAAATAGTTTTGATAAAAATAAACTTCATTTTGAATGATGTTTTAATACCTGAATATAATCTCTTTATTAATGCAATAACTATTTTTACAACACCTGAAACGATACTTTTGACTGCTTCCCATGCACCTTTCCAGTCACCATTGAAAATAGCTGTAACTAGATTTGCGATACCCTCTATGACTTGTAAAAATCCTTTTATGGTATCTTTCATTGTATCCCATATGACCTTAAAATGCTGTACTATCGTAGACCCCCACATATCCCAAAATACTTTTAGGACTGTAAATACTGCTTTAATAACTGTTGCTAGTGTGTTAAACACCCTGCTGGCAACATTAAATATAACTTGCCAATAGGTAGATAATGCTTTTAGTATAGATTGCCATACAGATAATACTCCATTTTTAGTGTTATTAGCCGAGCCTGTTACATCGCTTTCCTGTTCGCCAAAAATAGTTTTCCATATCGAACTCAATACAGTCCATACACCACTTAATGCTTGTGCTATTATTCCCCATGCAGTCATTAGATCCTTTTTGATTTGGTCGCTATTTCTTTTCAAGAAATCTTTTACAGTACCAAATGTCATTTCGACTGCTTGCTTAATAGTATCAAATGCAGTTTTCAATATTGTTACAATTGCATTCCATGCTCTTTTTATTGCATTTCTAGCATTTTCAGCACCTATTCCTGCCTTATCAAAAAGAGCACCAATAACAGAATCATTTCCTCTCATAAACTGAACGAAATCTTCTACTATTAATGCTAACATCACAATCACAGCTATTATCGCTAATGTTTTCAAATTTGCTACCGTAAATAATCCAGTAAAAGCATTTTTTAATGTACCGATAGCTTTCACAACTTTTAGAGCACCTAACACTATATTATCCCATTTATTTACAAGGAAAAATGCTCCGACTGCAAGTGATAAAATCTTAAATAGATTGTCCATTCCACCTACCATATCTGCTAATTTATCAAAACCTTTTAATATCAAATCGATAGCTGATAATAGTGTATCACCAATAACTCCAGCAACCTTTCCTACAATCTGAATTGCAGTTTTAAAGACACCTGAAATCGTTTCAGCGATTCTATCAAACATAGGTTTCAAGACTTGTAATTTACCTTGTACTCTTTCAAATACTTTCAGCAAATTATTTGTTTCATCATCTGCTCCTAATAAATCTTTTGTAAAATTCATAATACCTTTCATCAAAGTATTAAACCAACCAGTTAATATAGCAAATACTGGAATTAACTTTCCACCTATATATTCTTTAAAGCCTTGTATTGTAGCCTTTAACTGTCGTTGCTTACTTTCGTAGGAGTCCATACTTCTTACACAATCACCGATGGCATCAGGACTTTGCCTTAGGATAGTATTATAATTAACCTGCATTTTTTCTAATTGCGATAATTTATTATAGCTACCCTTTAATCCCATAGCACGCATGGTTTCTGCTCTAGTCGTATCATTTAATACAGCACCTAAAATCTTAGCACATTCAGATTCACCCATGATTGCCTTAGACATATTTTCGACTGCTCGTGTTTCATCTATGTTTGAAAATGATGCAATGTCTAGTGCAAGCGAAACCATCTGTTCTGATAACTTTGCTCCTTCTTCTCTTGACATTCCGAAACCTACAAGCAAGTTTTGATTATCAGCCAAATATGTTTTGATGGTATTTTTATTACGACCGACAGATTCAGCAAAATCTCCTGCCCACTTGTCTACTTCACCACTGATATTATCAAATACAGTGTTGAATTTATTTTCCATTTCTTGAACATCCGAGCCTGCTTGTAAGCATTCTTTTGTGAATTGTCCTAGCTTAGCTACTGAAAATACTAATGCAACCTTACCTAGCATTTTGGTTGCAAAGTTCTTTATTCCTTTAATACTATTTTCAGCCTTAGCCTGACTTGCACTATCTACATCAAATCCAAACGACACCATTATATCCCTTATTGTCATAAAAAATTATTTCCTCCTTTCTAGTTCCTTAGACCTACCTAATTCAATATCGTTATCCATTTCATATAAAGCATATAGCTTTAATGCTTCATCTAATGTATAACAATTCTTCAATTCGTACATACTAGCTAACTTGCCTTTTATTAGCATATACATTCGCAGTTCTAATTCACCAAATCTTGTATTGTCAAAATCTCCGTACTTTAGATAATCTTTCTCGGAGTTTTCCCTGCCAACCTTACTTTGCCAGATTGGTTGGCGAATTTCTTGAAAAAACCATTATAATTGAGCCTTATAACGTAGTAACATAGGATAAACATATCTTGTATTTCTCCACAAAAAATTTCATTTAAGATATCTTTATTTAATCTAACAACTTCCATATTTCCACTGTCATCACAATGTTCAAGTGAAATATTTCCACCTAATAGGAGTTTTTCGATAAGCTTTTCAATCTTATCTCCATTAATCGAGGTGCATCCCATAAATACGTCTGATATTCTGTTTACATCAACATCAAATAATCCTTTATCATTTTCTCCTACAAGACCTACAAATGCAGTTAGCAATGGTGCTAATACATTTGCTAATTCACCTGTAATATTTGCACATTTCAATGCAGGAAATGGAGTTATGTGAAATGTCATATCTCCTATATGTTCTACTGTCGGTTCTAATTGTTTTAATGCCATGTTAATTTCTTCCTTTCTTTTACATTTATTCAATCCTTATTATTTAAATTCTCCATTACCACAAACAAGTTCCCATTCTCTATTGTCTGCTGTTTTTCCTCTTGCAAACGATGCTGGTTTAGTAACCCATGCTGTTGCAGATACAAATCTTTCATTTCCTAATAAATCACTTATATTAACTGAAAATGTACCACTTCCATCTTGTTGATCCATTTCATACTGTGTTAGCAAAAATTCATTAGTATCTGATGTTTGCTGTACTGATACCTTTATAGTGTAGATGCTAGTTGGATCTACACTTCTCACAACCTCTCCATCTGCTCCTGCTTGGTAACTTGTACCGTCACCAGCATATTCAATTGTAATGAATGAATCGTCTGCTAAACCTGTAACTATATGATTTCCGAACGATATACTTACTTTACTTGGATTATATGTCTTTGTCATAATCAATTCACTCTCCTATCTATTTAGTTAAAAAACCTTGAATTTCTACTAGATGTATTGCTCCAGCTAATCTAGCTTTATACTTACAGTTTGGTAACACTCTAGAATTTCTGTCTGCTTCTGTTAAATCGAGTGCTCTAGGTACTGATATAGTATATCCCTCGACTGTTTGTCCACTTGAATCTATTTCATTTCTTGCGATGCCACCTACTTCTTGACCTTGCAATAATGTTTTCTCTATTGCACCTTGTATTAATCCTATTCCATTATCTGTAAATGGTACTTTAATATTTGTTTGCAATACATTAAATACATTTATTTGCATTTTAGCTTTTAACCAATCTCTGAAACGGATTACATCAATCCATTCACCTGCTAATGTTTTTCCACCGATAGTAACATTCTTACCTGCATATCTTAGGAACATATTAATATTAATTCCTTTTAAGGTGTTCTTTTGAGTAGATGATAGCAAGCTAGGTGTGATAGTTCTTAATTCTTTCAAATTCCATGTTTCAATGCCTGATTGATATCCGAAACATTTTGCCATCATAGCTAACGATGCAAATTCATTTGCCTTAGGCTGTGCGTTTGATGCAAAACCATCTGCAATACCTGAAAATACACCAAAACTTCTGAAATATGTAAATGTTTCAACTGGGCATGATGCAATATTTGTATATTCAAATCCATATAACTTTTCATGGCTTTCTGCCCAAGATACAGCACCTCGTATATCAGTTGTATTTCTGTAACTTGTTAGATGGAAACCATAAAAATCACATTCTGCATCTGCTGTTGCTAATGCTGTCGCAATATCCTCTGGCGTACTTTCAGTCACTTTCCTCTTGTATAAAAATACCTTAGATGGCGATGGACTTTGTGAAAATATTGTTTGGGCAGCGATATAAGCATCCTCTGATGCTGTATATCCATATGCTAATAAATCATCTTCTTTTTCGATGCTTATTACAGATGTAAATGCTTCTGTTCCTGCTGTTGTTGGTGGTGCAACAATTAAAAGTATACTATCAAATGTTGCATCGTCTGATGCTGGGTTTGAAATTTCTATGTTGCATTGGATTATCTCCTGCAAAGAGTTGTTTAACATAAATTATTCCTCCTTAACTAATATCATTTTCATTATTACCATTGCTATTTTCTGTAACATCACTTTCTGTACCATAGCCATTATTTTCTTCTGTATTTTCACCACTATTGTTTTCTGTATTTCCACTATCGTTATTTTCACCACTATTATTTTCTCCAATGATTTCTTCTTCACCGTTATCTATATTCGTCAATTCAACCTGTTTTATAACTTCGTTATCCTCTTGTAAATTCAAGCTACCTCCACCACTTGAATTTGGCACTAGTGTTAGATTTCCGATAGCATATCTTCCTTGTGCCTTTTCAACGAATGATATAGTAAATTCACACATCGCTCTATACATATATTGCGAATCGTTCTCTATACCAGTTAAATCTATAACACTACCCATCGGCAATAAAGACAAGTAATTTTTAGCAAAATAATCTGTTATCCCATCGGATTGTAAGAAATTAACAAATTCAAGCATATCAGACGTTGCTGTATTTATGTGATTGATTATTCCACTACCATTAACCTGTATTTCCTTGCCTTTTGTATATAAATTAACTTCCAATATAATACTGCTATTATATACCCTACCTCCATTATCGTTTTCACATGGAAAAAGATTTCTAGTGACATTTTTTAATTTCAATGTGATAAATGGTAACTTTGGTCTTGTAGCAATTGTTTCCGACCATATAACATTAGCATCTTGAAAAAACATTTTTGTTATCGTATACAAATGTTCTTTTAAATCAATAATATTCATGCTATTCACCAACTCCATTATCCTGATTTGGTGTTTGTTCTTGCTTAACACCCTCATTTTCATTATCCTGATTTGGTGTTTGTTCTTGCTTAACACCCTCATTTTCATTAGCTATATTTGGTGCTGACTCTTGGTTAATACATTCCACAAATGTAGCTGTATAATGTCTTAAAGGTGTATTCTCACTTAATCGACAGCTTCTGCAATCAAACCATTTTTCTTGAAACCACAATCTATCGGCTTTCTGTTCATGCTCCGTATCTTCAATCAATATCTGTTCATCACAAAATACTTTTAATCTCTGTATAGAACGACTTCCATCTGCTGTTGTTATTACCAAATCATCTGTCGTTTGTACATCACACATCAAGAATATATCATTCGATGGAATGTTCATATATCCATTAACGTTTGTCGGTGTACCATATCTTCTTAGCAATCTTTTACGTTTAAAAAATTTCATGTGTTTAGTCATCACTTCCTTTTGGTTTTATAACATAATTAACAGATTGTCGCATCCTACCAGTATCAATCAAAGGTTTATCCGAGCCTTTTTTCTTGATAGTAGATTCAGCATTAGGTGCAAAACTTCCACTCACAATCTCATTTTGTATCAAATCTTTTTGAAATAATCCTATATTATTTAATACTGTTTCTGCATTACCACTTCGTATAAAGACATCCTTTTGAGATTTAACAAAACTTTTTATTTGTGGCACGTTATTATCCACACTATTACGTAAAAACGGTCTTGACGGACTATGTACTGTACCCATTTCATTCCACATGGCTATATCACAAATATCTGTGCCATCTTCTGATGTAGCATCACCATGTTGAAATCCTATACGTACTTCTTTCTTTGCTAGTTCTTGTAGCATCTGTTTAAATCTATGTCCATCTGCTGTTATCGTTTCGGTTATTCTAATCGCCATAATCTTCTCCTGCACTAACAATAGGAATAATAGCTGTTCTCCTTAATGTTAGAAATTCTAAGCCATAAACTGTCAAAGCATATTCAGCATCCGATTGTAGATTCGTGACCTGATTCGTTGAAAATGATATAGATGTTTCTCCCTCTGAATACGAACTAACTCTTAATGAATCACCTATCATACCACTCGTTGAATTGTCACCATATCCCATCATTTTTAGCTTGTGTGCTGTCAAATATGCTAAAGCTTTATTATATATCTTACCAAATCTTTTCTTTGAAATTTGGTCTTTAAACAAATCTAAAAAAGTCTTAACACCATAGGTTAAGACTTTTCCAGTTTGTTCGTCTATTACATCTTCATCAGGTATATCAGCAAATTCAGTAGCGACTAGCCTAAATATATCAATTGCTTCCATACACTCAACTCCACTATTTTTTTAGAATGGCAGTAATTTTTCTTTTAACATCTGCTTGACTTTTGCAATCTGCTGGATTGATACCCAACTCATTTGCTAACTTGCCTATTTCTTCATCTGACATAGTTTTCAAGGCTTTTAGCTTTTCTTTCTTTTCTTCTTCATCATCTTTTGCTTCTTCAACGACTTCTTCTTTTACTTCTTCTTTTGTTTCTTCTGTCACCTGCTCAATTATTGTACATATGCCCATATTAACATACGTATCTATAATTGGATTTTTTTCAAAAGCTGTTGGTATTTCAGCAACATCCTCTGGCAATATAGTTGTTCCACCAATACCAACAATCTTATTGGAATTATTTCTTAATTTCATCATGCTCAATATCTCCATTCATTTTTTTATACACCAACTGCAATCAATGCTGATAATGGATAGTACATAATTATACCAGCAATTCTTTGCTCACATGGTACTATAATTTCAAGATTTCTTGGTTGTAATGGGTGCTGATAAAAAGCCATAGGTATTTCTAGGCTAAATTTATCAGCACTATTTGTATACAATAAAGCAACATTCTTACCTTGTGATGCGTATGGGTTTGTTTCCGTTGAATCGCTTTCTAATTCAGGAGCACTCACGATATTCTTTAAATATGGACTGTTCTCTAGTAAGAATTTTGCAACCGTATAACCAGTGTTAGGTATTTGTCTAGTTGTAATATCAAGATATACACTAGCTGGTAAAGCTAATGTATCTGCTCTTTCAACATTCTTTGTAATCTTTGCTTGATATTTATACATACCATTTATGTCATCTAAGATTTGTGTTGCACTCTTATGAGCAAAATCAGTATATGTGCTTCCACCATCTGTTACTGTTGACAATGTGTAAAGTGGTATGTTGTTATTTGATGATAACATACCCATTAGATTATTTTCTTCATCGCCTGCAAATGCAATCTTGTTTGTAATTCTTTCGATTTGATATCTTGCACTTTCAGCCTTTCTTGTATCTAATGATTTACCAGCCATTCTTGATGCTCTCATTTCTTGGATTGAATATCCGTATGAGTCACCAACTGATTTAACATTAGCAGTTGTTGGTTTTCCTTTAACATCTGCTCTTGGTAGGTCTGTTGCATAGTTAGCAATTATCTTTGCCATACCTGTTTTCTCATAGCTGTAATATGTTGTTGTTTCAGCACCCTCTGGCACTTCGTGTGTCACTGGGAAATTATTGATAGCTGTCATTTCAGGATATTCTTTATCGTATGACTTTGCCTTAATGTAATCTAATTCTCTTGCAAAGAATACTGATGCATCCTCTGCATCATCAAATCTTAATTGCTTATTGCCAGCTATTGATGGCATTATGTTACTCATTTTTAAAGCATCGTAATCTGCTACATCATATGTTTCTGATGGTTTTAAACTATTGTATTTAGCCATTATATTGTCCTCCTTATTTCATCCTATAATTCTATTACAGCGATACCATTTTTAGTATCTGCTTCATTACCAAATTTTGCTCCTACATCTACACCTGCACCATGTAATTGCTTGCTTACTACATAATCGTTTACTGCTGGTGTATATGTGCTTAATGTAGGTGTAACGGATGCTAACTTAATTTCATCACTAGTTGGGTTAGCTGTTGAGTCTGCTACAACCTTTTTTGCTCCAGTATCAGTTGATAAGCATTTAACGTATACAGAATATGAACTACTTTGATTTGTGAATGAACCTGCATCGTCACCATCTACAACCAAGTATGCTGTTGCTTTATATGTTGGTGCTGTTTCAACCTCTGTTGCAACTCTGCCCCATACATTACCTTGTGTCATTACAGATAATTCAGCACCTTTTTTCAATATAACTTGTCCTTGTAAATTTTGCTCAACATTTTGCTCTTGCAATACAATTCCCTCAAAATCTCCTGCTTGTGAGCCACTTACAACTTTCTTTACATCTTTACCTGCAACTGTTCCTTTAACAACTCCCATACCAAATTTAACATCACCATCATCTGATGTGTTTTTTCTTGATACAACTGTATCAAATCCTATATCTACTTTTCCACCTGCAAGTCCACTTGGTGTTTCATAACTATAATTTAATTGAGCCATTATTCATTTCCTCCTTCTAATCTTTCTATCATTCTTTGACGTGCTGACAATGCTCCATTTTTTTGTCTTTCATTATTTCCATCCATATTAACAGCCTTATTACTCATTTGCTTATATTGGTCATCAACTGTTTTTCTTTTATAGATTTCATTTAAAGACATATCATACAAAGCATTTATATATGTTTCTGTCTTGCCATCTAATCTCATAGTAGGCATTACCTTATTAATTATTTTCTTTTTTGCATCCTTAATAGATTTATGCTCTAATCCATCTAAATTCAATTTATCGCCTACACGACAAATCTCTAATCTTTGTCTAACAATTTCATCAATTGAATCGTTGTTCATTGACTTAGATTTATCTTCACAATCATCTACATTTTCTTCCTTATTTTCTTCCTTATTTTCTTCCTTATCTTCATCCTTGTTTTCTTCTTCTGCATTTTCTTTTTTATCTTCTGTGTCATCACTATCATCGTGACTTCCCTCTGCTTTTTCTTCTGCAATAAATTTTTCTAAACAAGCAAGCAACATATCAAGGTCAGCATCTTGTCTATCGATTTTTTCCTTGTCAGTTTCTTCCTTGTTTTCTTCTTTTCTTTTCTTTACTTCTTCAAGGATATCATTAGGCGTTTTACCTACACTTTCTGCTTCATCTGCATTTTCTTCCTTATCAGCTTCTTCTGCATTTTCTTCCATGTTTTCATCCTTGTTTTCTTCTTCTGCATTTTCTGCACCTGATGTTTTCTTTTCATCTTCGCCATCAGACTTGCTTTTCTTATACATTTCGATTGCTTCTTCGAGTTCTTCAGGAGTTAATACTTCTCCATCTTTTTTCATTGTTCCCTCTCCTTTCGTTCTTGGCTTTTCAGAGCCATCAATATTTAACCTTGCTTTTTCACCTGCTCTAGCTGTTTCAACTAGTGCTAAATGATTTATGACGATGTTGGTTTGTATAGCATCATATTCTTCACCATTCCATGTACCAGCTTCTTCAATCAAGTCTAGGCTATATCCTAAACTTAATTCTTTTAATGCTCTCTTTTTCATTTCATCTGTGTTATGGATAATGATTTCTGCTCTTACATTCTCACCATCTTCGTATCCGTTTGATAATATTGTTCCTACCTGTTCTTCATCAACATTATTCTTGTCAATCAATCCTGCGTCATGGGTTATTATTATAGGCTTTCCTTTGTAGCTTTCGAGTGATTTTTTTTCAAATACATATTCAGGTAGTCTTAATTCTCTACGAATACTTCCATCGTCATTTGTATATTCAAATATACCAACCGATGTTAAAATTGGGTGGTCTACTAAATATCCCTCGTTTGTAAAATACGTCTTGTCATTTGTATCTAATCTAATACTGTCAAGACGTTTTACATTAATCAATTTTGGAGTTTTAGTTTTCATTTTGCACCTCCATATCTTCTGCTACTTCTTCTACATCTTCTGCTTTTTCATTTGTTCTCGTGGCAATCTGTGTTAGCATTATACATAACTTTTGTATATGCTCCACCTCATCTATCCTAATTTCTTCCAGTTTGATTGCAATGTCTGTTTCTTTCATTTCTGTTGCTAATGCAATCTTATCTGTATAACTTGCTACTGCTTCTGCTTCTTCTTCCAGCAAGCAACATATCATTCTTAGTGCTTCATCATCATTCATACTATCACCTCTTTCATAATTTTTTTGCACAAAAAAAGCACATACAATATGTGCTTGGATTTTACATAGTGATATTTCTTAATATTTTAGCCATATAGCTACTTTTTATATTTTTATATGGATTTATATGTATAAAACAAAAAATGTTATATATGACTAAAATACGAAAGATTTTAAAGCTATGCAATTAATATTCTACATCACCTTTTAAATCTATATATCCATTTTCAAATACATCTTTATTATCTTGTATACATTCATCTATTATTTTTATTACCTTATCAGGACTATATGAAGCAAAATAAGCCATTGGAAATCCCTCTCCAAATTTTTCTATATATCTTTTTAATGCTTTTTCAAATTCTTCCATTATTGCTCAACTCCTTTTAATATTTTCAAATAACTTTCATATGAATTAGGTAGATATCTTTTTATATAATCTAATTCTTTACCTTTGCAAATTACACCACTAGATATATTTGCCCATATTTCAGACGATGTTTCATAATCTCGACAAATACCTTGTGCTTTTTTTAAACTTCCAGCATCTAATCCTAATTCTTTATAAATATCTTTCATTTTTTTTCTTTTCTCTGTTCCTATAACTTTTCCTATACTGGTCCACTTTCTGTTATAATATCTATTCCCATGCCCCCATGAATATATACCTCCAGCTTGTGTTCCGAAAAATCCATCCAAAGCATCTTGAACACCTGAACTTGTAGCACTTTCCTTTATATCTTTCATCGTATCAGCTAACTTATATATTTTTTTTAGCCTTTCCTTATCTTTTCTGACTGCTGATAAAAATTCATCTGATAAGCAACATTTTTTATACACGAAAGTTGTTTCATAGGTTATATCATTTATTCTATCTATTTCGTTAAAACTTAAATGTTTTTGTGATATGTGCTTATCCATGTTGTGACCTAATTCGTGTGCTAATGTACTGTACTTATCTAAATCGTATGATTTATTTGGATAACTAAATTCTAATTCATCATAATGTGGTCTAAAACATCCACCATTTTTTTTCAATATGATATTTTTTAATTCAGGAACAGTTGTTTTAAATGCTTTTCTAACATCATCGCTTTCACAAGTATTCAGATAGTTAAGAAATTCTTTATATTCATCTTCTGACATACCTGATTTACGCAATAATGGTAAATCACCATAATCAATAAACGTTGCACTTGTTTCTTTGGTTTTTTGTGGTATTATTTCTTCATCTTCAACTGGCAACTTTATATCCTGATTGAAAATAGGTCTGGCAACACATCTGCATTGAAAATCTTCTCCTGGATGACATTGTCTACCATCACTGTTTAACGGTGCTTCATTCCAATTACATTTGACGTTATTTAATTCCTTATGGCTTTTTCTCACTCTATCGTCATGTGATGTGCTCCATACATACTGCTCAATACCTGCATCTTGCTGTTGTGCTTGCTGTATTGCACCATTCAATTTTGCTGTTTGGTCACGAGCAATTAATCTTGCGTGCCTTTTGCTCATCCCATAAGCATTAGATATCATCTTTGTTAGCGATGTTGTGGTGATACCTTTATTATATCCATTATAAATTATTTGTCGCATTTTGTCTAAATTGTTTTTCGGAACTTTTTTGATTAAATCAACATTATTTTCTACCCATTCATTTAACTTTTCTTGGTAGAAATCACCTAAATAATAATCTTCTCTGATATCAATTCCTAATGTAGATTTACAACATTTTTTCCATTCTTTAATGGTTAGCTTACGATTTATATTGGCTATATTCTCTAATCTATGCCTTAAACCAAATTTTTCAGTTTTCGAGAGTATTTTATTTTGCATACTATTAAAAACATTATTCAATGCTATATCCATATCTGTTTCCGAGTCCATTCTTACTTTTTTATCTCTGTTAGGTTTGTAAGCCTTTTTTATAGATTTAATTTCATCTTCGATAATATTTTTTAATATGCCTAAATAATCATCTACTAACCTATAATACTCTCTTTCAGCCGACAATGGTATCTTAGGTATATACTTACTTCTTAATGCTTTCTTGCCTGCAAATTTTAAATATATATTATCCTGCACCTAAGCCACCTCGTATAAATTCTTTTAACATTTCAATGCTTTCTGCAAATGGTGGAAATAGATTTTCTTTTTCAAGTTCATCCATAGTCAACCATCGTTCATTAAACATTTCTTTTCCATCTGCTTTTGCTTCACCAGCATATTCATCTGTAACATATACCTTTGTTTTTAAATAATCTTCACCAGTTGGCTCATAACAACCTATGTCAATTAGGTTAAGTGGTACAATATCAAATTCTTCTTGTGTTTCTCTGAATGCTGTTTCGTATGGTGTTTCACTATTTTCTCTATGTCCACCTGCTCCACATAAGCCTTTTCCATCACTTCTATCAGCACATAGGATTTTACCATCATCAACAACAATGACTGCTGATGCTTCAATATCTTCTTCACCGTCATTTTGATTTGCAATGTCGTTATCCTGTGGAATATTTATTTCCTTTGTATAATCTTCATCATCTATGCTTAATACTTCCTCTAATTCCATCTTTCCCTCTTTGGCGATAGTATTTCTCACCTCTGTTGGATCAAGCACTCCAGCTTGTAAATATACATTTGCTGTTTGGGCTTTTATCTGTTCGGTCTGTGCTTCTGTCTGCTCTATCTGTGCTTTCTCTACTGCTGACATACTCCACAACTCTGCAAACTTAACTTTGTAATTTGGCTTTTCTTTTATACTTCCATCATACAAACCTTGTTTGATAATAACATCAATTAATGTACGTGTATTGGTTTTCATGTTTACTTTCTGTATTTTTTCTACCATGTTGTAATAATTTTCCATGTCACTTTCACCAGTCGAGTTCATTCCACTTGGACTTCTACCAAACAAAATCGTTTGTGGTATCTCTGTAACTGCTGATAACATATTACACGTACTATCCAAAACATCTTTTACACCACTTAAATTCAATTGCTTGTAATCGTAATCTTCTCCCTCGTTATCGATAGCAATAGAGTTTAGTATACTCCTTGCCATATCAATGATTTGCAATCTTTGTACTACTGCATCTTCACCTTTTTCAGTCGATAAAAGATTTGCTAGATTTTTCATTTTATAAATGGCTTGTGCTGACCTCTCAAGTAATAAATTGCCATAGCTATGTGAGGTTATACATTCACGCAATTCTTTTTTTATCTTTACATGCTCAGGAATACCCCAATATCTATATATAGCACTTGTAGTGATTTCAGGTAATTTACCATTTCTGAATATCAAACATCTTGAATAGTGAACTCTAAAATATCCATAAATCGAGTATACACAATAGTATTCAGGCTCACCGAAATTTCCTTTTCTTTTTTCAAAATCATTGTATGTGAAAAGATTAGTATAGTCAGGTTGAACTACTGCTCGTTCAAACACTCTCATATCCTCTATACGTCTTACCTCTCTCCAGTTAAGTGGTTCATCTAGCAACCTACCATCATCAACCATCATTACTATAATTGCACCACCGTACAACCTAGTCCATTTTTCAGCCTGTATAAATTTTTCTTCGTAGCATAACCTATCAAGCTGTGATTCTATGTATTGCTGTATATCTATATCACCAAAATCAATGTCAAGACCATGCTTTAATGCTTCTTCTGATGGTCTATCTATTATCTTTGCAAATAAACCATTACTTTCATACAAACTTGTCAAGGTCATGTCATCTGTTAATTTTTCGTGCGTATAATTATATGCTGTGCTGTTGTCCTGTGGAGTTCCGTATTTGTTAAGCATATTCGAGTAGCCATCTTGTCTTACCTTGCTCTGATTACCCTCTATAATTTTCATACCTCTTTTAAGTCGTTGTATCTTCACTACATCAACTGTCTTATCCATATATATTCACCTACTTTCTATAACAGACTATCTATATTAAACTCTCCTTTTACACATTCATTAAAAGCATCTGACGATGCATCTACCATGTCATCATGCTTTGATTGTGGGAAACTTTCTAGCTGATTAAAATATTCTTCATTCCAGTCAGCCACTAAAATTTCTATATTTCCATTCTGCCATTGGGATGCAAATGGAGTAGCTCTGTTTTGTTTACTACCACTAACCGTTTCACTTTTAACATTATATCCTGCAAGCATTTTGATATATTGCTGTGCAACTATTTTCCCACACGCACCGGGATCCTGTGGTATTCGCACCAATAATTTACTACCATATTTTTCTCTATCAACTTTTGCTGTAAGTTGGATTAATTTTCCAACCTCACCAGCCTTTATCCTAACATTAATAACATCCAATACAGTAAATAACCCATTTGGTCTACGACCTATTAATACTCCTGATGTGTAGTCGGCATCGCCTTTTTCATTTTCATCTGTACTAGCCAAATCCCATGCTCTACATACAAACGTAAAATCATTTGGTGCAACTGATAGCATATTGTCAATTGGTATCTGTATTCTTTTAAAATACATTCCAGCACTTGCCTTTATTTTCCAGTTACCTTTTAAAAGTCTTTCCATATCTAATTCAGTCATAGCTTTTAAGTTTGCCATGTAACTTGGATCTGCTTTCATCAAGATTTTATTATCTTCTAATGAACTTTTTATAAATGTAATAGATTTACAATCATTCACACTAATATTAAACTTTTCTGCTAATTCTTCCCTAGTGTCTGCCTGATGTATTGTATCATTTACTACACACATATATCTTATCTTTCCACTTCGTTCTTCAATAGCATATCCTGTGTCTTGGTCTATCCACCAACTGATAAAATCTGCAACCCAACTATCTGAATCAGGATTACAAGTTGCTCTTACGTATGGTTTTATACCACACGTACTTCTGTTTCTTGATAGCATATATAAAAATTGATGCTTACTAAAATGTGTTAATTCATCAAATCCTAAATACGTAATTTCAGTACCCTGCCATGAGTTCAAATCATCTTCACTATCAAGATGTGCGAAATTCAGTCTACCTCCACTATCAAACAACCAATGTAACTTAGGACTCTTTCTTGGCGATGCACAATCAACATTATCGTAAATTTTATGCGATGCATCCCATAAACCACCTTGTGCTGTTATCTGTGTATAATTCTTTCTAAATATTACAGCACCAAATCCTTTTACATTTCTATGTCTTAATCCCTCTAGTAACAAAGCATATGTTTTTCCACCACCTGCCGCACCCCCATATATAACTATGTCAGCTTCACTTTTCATGAAATCTGTTTGTGGTCCATCCTGTGCTTGAATAACAATATCTTCTGTTTTATCCCTATTGTTATGTGGGATAAATATATTAACATTACTTTCATAATTAATATCACTAGATACAATATCATTTGTAAAATTCTTATTAACATTTCCTGTTAATTCGGCAAGCAACCGTATTGACGATGTGTCACCCTCAACCAATGCTCTTTGAACTAATCTTACTATAATTGCAGTCTGATAGTTTTGTTCATTTTCCTCAATACCAAATTTCTTTAAATTTTCTTTGTTTACATCACCCACAACATCCATCTTTAAGATTAATTCAGCCGATTCTCTCATGCTTTTTTTTCTTCGCCTTGCTTCTGCTGATGCCTTACCAGCTTTTCTTGCTTTTTCAATTCTCTCCTCAGGAGTTAGGTCGGAGTTCTTAATCAGATTTTCTATATTACCTTTTCCCATATTTCACTCCTAAAAAAAACAGATTTACAACTATATGTCATAAATCTGTCATGTATTTATTGTTATTTTATTTTTCTCATTTCATTCTGTATTTTTCATACAATTCCTTTGTCCATACCGTACCACTTTCAGTTGGATCTAATTTCTTTCCTTTTTGAAATGATTGTATTTTTTCACTTTCATTTGATGTTATATACCTCTCTTTCTTTTCATGGTCGAAATAACCACTAAAATCTCCAAAATCAAATAAATTCATTTGTCTTGGATTCAATGCTTCGTTTTCTTCTTTAAACATATCAATTTGAGTTTTTCCATTTTTCCTACCTTTTAAGGTATGCACATCATATACATAATCAGGTAGTTCTTCAATTCCATCTAACTCTAAACTCTGTGCTTGTTTATAATCAACAAATTCTTCATATTCTTCATCTGTAAGAAGTCTATCTCCCCACATAAAATTACAAGCAACATAATCTGCATCCCTATTTTTTCTAGCCATGCACAGCAAAACAACTGCCTTTGCTAAAAATAAATCATTCTTTTCTCCATTGCAATTTTTGTTTACTATTTCATCTGCTTGCAATAATCCGATTATTTCTTTTGTCATTATTCCATAACAATCTTCTGCTGATATTGTTAGCAATCTTTTCCATAAATACTTTCTGTATTTTTCTGCTAACTCTGTTACTGCATATGATGCGTGTACAATATCACATCTTCTTATTGCTTTTTGCAACATTGACGAAATATCGAACATATTATACCCATTTTTAGTTTTCAAATCGAAAGCCATTTAATATCTCCTTTCTAATTATAATAAATGTTATTATTTATTATATAATAATTATACTTGGAAATTTCCAATTAGTCAATATTTTTTTTCATATCTAATCGATTTTTAATAAAATTATTTGCTACCGAATAACCATATGCACCTATATTTCTAAATATTAAAATATCTCCTATTGAACACATACAACTACTACTCATAACATCACCCTCTGTGCAAGTATATCCATATACAATACCATCTTCATTTGTCTTACTAGTAGTTATTATATCTATTGGAACATTTTTTGTTTCTACCAAAAAACCTAAATCATATTTACTAGCATTTACAGTTATTATGTTTTTATCATCAATCTTTCTTTTATTAATCACATTACAGACTAGCGATATTGCATCTGCTACTATTGGTGTTGCTGGTTCGACTATAACTTTTGGTTTCTTTCCAAATCCATAGACATACATTAGTGTTTTATGGATTATATTTGCGTAATCTTTTGGTTTCAAAGGATTTTCAAACTGTTTTTCTAATCTGCTGTCCATATATCCATACATATTCGAGCCAAAATCTATATATTCTACATCTAGTTCTCTAGCTATCTTTGTAATAAATAATGCTTTTCTTGTCCATGTTTCGTAATCTCTACCACCATACGAGTGAATGTGTAAACCTTTTATTCTTATTAATCCTTTTTTTTGCATATCTAAAATTCGATAATATTCATCCGATTTATATTCAACACCAAATCTCGATGTATAATATGTTTTAAAATTTATTCTCAAACCTATGTTTAAACATTCATGCTTTTTTGCACTCTTTAATATGTCAACAAGTTCATTTTCACTTTCTATATTAACTATCCCATTATTTCTTATCACTTTTAATTTATTTTTTTTATCAGGATAAACACCGTTATAAATTATTTTTGATTTCTTATAACCTCTTTTTACTGCTAGTTTATACTCTTCATCTGACACAACTTCTGCATACAAGTTAGCCTTTTTCACTTCGTCTATTACATATCTATGATTATTTGTCTTAAAAGAATATCCTATAATTACATTATTTTTTCCTAATATTTCATAAAAATCATTTTTAAAATTTTCTATGTTTTCTTGCAATTTTTTAGTATCTAATAGATAAAAAGCTTTTTTACCTGTCAACTTGTAATTTTGGTTCATTTTTTCTGTAATCATACTCATAATATTTCCCCCATTTATTTTTTACATTCTCGACTAGTGTTAGATGTTCTTGTCTATCATATATTTCTCCATCGTTTACATCCATAATCGCATTTGATACAAAATATCGAGGTTGTAATATAATTCTGTTATGCAATAATTCCTGATATATCATATCTATATCACTGGATGCTGGGTCATTCATATCATATGTGGCCTTTAATGCTTTCTTATTTATCCATCTCACGTTACCCATCATAGCTACAAAATAAAATTCTTTGTGATATCCATATGGTGCTGATGTCATTTGGTCGCAACCTATTCCTAAATCCAAATCTACTACTAGCTGTGCAAGTCTTTCTATTTCTCGTGTGGCACTTTCTTTATCAGGTGTTCCATCATCTAAAACTATTGGCTTGTTTTTTTCACCTCTAAAAATAAAATTTTTTATATCATCATCTAGTACAGCTATTACTTCTTCTTCTGTATTTTCTATAATCCAGTATAATGTTGACATAAAATCAAATACTTCACCAGTTGGAATAGTTAATATATTCTCTACTCCTGCATTTTTATATTCTTCATATTCTTCTTCTCTTACTACGTATGTACAATATTCAAGTAAGTTTTGCGTCAATATAGTGTCTGCTCTTTTATAAGACATAACGTATATATTAAAAGTATTCGGAATCATAGAATTTATGCATCTCCAATTCTTTATTTACTTCTATCTTGTATTGCTTGATATCTTTTCCTAATAATTGCATTAATCTCAAATATATGAGATTTAATCCTGCTTTACATATAAAAGGTAAGCTAGCACTTAATCTTGGGTTAATTTCTAACAAATAAACATTAGATTCATCAATAATGAAATCAAAACATATATTACCATCTAGCTGTAATTCCGAAACTATCTTTTTAGCTATCCTGTATGCTTTTTCTATATCCTTAATTTTACCATTCACTGCTGCCCCATTTACCATATTATAAATCTCAAAACCTTGTATGTAGATTGTACTTCCTTTATCTGCCAATACACAAACACTATAATCTGTTCCTTTAACATATTCTTGTACAATAATAGACTGATTATATTTCTTTATATAATTCTCTATCATATCCATCATATTTTCAGATGTTGTGTAATTTGGAACTCCAGCTTTGTTAATTAATGTTATATCTTTAGCCTTTTCGTTATCTAAAATAACAAAACCTATTCCACCACAACTATCAGGTAGCTTACAACAATATTTGGAATTTGTTACAACTCCATAATTAAACACACATTCTGTAAATTCATCTAAACTTTTTATTTCTTTCTGATTTGGCATAAATCTTTTATATCTTTTATACAATTCTATTTTATCATTTGCAATCTTTAAAGATTCCAATGACGATACAGATACCTTTATATTATGTCTTTTAAATCTACATATATTCTCTGCTAAAATATTTAATTCTTTTGTGATGTATGGAAATATAACATCCACTTTTTCTTTAATACAAATTTCAAGCAATGTATCAATATATTTCTTATCATCTATTCTTGGTACTACATATGTAACATCAACATTTTTTTTCAATAAATTCTTCTCATTACAATCTATACCAACAACTTTTATTTCTTCGTTATCGTAGTTATTTTTTAAAACATCTACAACTTCTTTACTATGCTTTGAGCATCCTGTAATTAATACTGTAATCATTCTTCATCTTTCTCCATATTTGTTTTTTCTTTTGCAATTATTTGTTTAGCTATATCATCATACCAAATTGCTCTTGCTTTCATCGCTCTTTTTTTATTCTTCTTTTTCGCAATAATAATTTCACCATTTTCCAAACCTAGTTTTTTTATCAACGCACCATAATCTATTTCATTTCGACAGACTATCATTACATAGTCATATTTTTCATACCTTATTAACTCCATTTCCGTAATTTTTCTTTCGCTTGGCTCTTTCTCATTTATATCTAACCCCAAATCCATTGTTAAATCTGCTGTCCAGTCAGCTAACAAATCCAAATCCCACTCCCCTGCATGAGTATTGTCCTTAATATTTATTGCTTTCTTTTCGGCTTCTGTATATCCTATAAGCCTTTTACAAGTAATGATTTGTTCTGGATTGATTTCTTTAACAACCTCTAATCTTTGATTTCCACCTATTATGTTATCATCTTCATCGATTATAAATATTCCGAAATCACCGAACATTTCCATACTTCTTTTTAGTTCTTCTAATTTTTTCTTACCACACTTTCTAGGATTACCAAATCCTTTTTTGATATCACTAGCTTTCATTTCTACTACTTCTATTTTTCTTATATCTTTTTTCATACTCTTATATTTCCTTTGTTTTTTTATTAAAAAATAAAGGATAGTCAATACGACTACCCTTTTTGCAAATAACAATAATTGAACATGAAAAAGCTTTTTGGTGGTTAGAAAAAAACATGGCATGGTTTAAATATAACTACAATGATAATATTAATCTTGCAATTACATTATACATCATTTTCTATCATTTTTTTTCTACACTTTTTCTATCAAATTGTATATACTCATATTTGCTCATATTCCGAGCATATACAAGGCAATTGCTTTACAAGCTATATTTATATCCTTGTAAACTGTTTTTTCGTTTATATGCTCAATTTGTGCTATTTCTGCTACCTTTTTTCTTTCATCCGATATATACAAGTAATATATCTCTCGAAATCTCCTTTTCTGTTCTTCGTTATTTGATTTTTCAGTTTCAATCCTATATAACTCTACTGCCGACTCTATCCTTTGCAAATAAAATCTTTCCTCTTGTAATTTTTTCTCTGTGTCTATTACTTTCTGTTCCGTCTTTTTAATTATATTTCTTGCCGACCCCATCAAATCTTCTAAAAACTTCCATCTTAATTCTATCTTTTCATCTTCTGTATAAAATCCTAATTCTTCATTTTCAAGTTTATTTTTCAATCTCCTGTATGATGCTAGTAATTTTTTTGTCTGTCTTACCTTATCATATCTTTTTTCATTTTCCTTATTGCACTTCTCAATTTCATGTTGATACGCCTTTATTCCCTCTTGTGCACTAATTTTAACAAGATTTTCAAGTTGCGTATTCGTTAGTATAAGACAATTATTTGTTTTTTCTATACTTTTTTCCATGCGTTCCTCCCTAATTTTAAAAAGCACATAAGATTAAAGATTAGGCTCTATTCTTTCGCTAGTTTCATAACCTTTAACAAATCATCAAGCTTAATTGATACAATTACATTTGTTAAAGCATTCTTTATGAATAGAATCTGATGTTCTTTATTTACACCCAAGACAATACTGTTTTGAAATTCAGATAAACTTACATCTGATGTTATCACATATTCCTTATCCTTTGTATCTATCTTATGTGCGTTTTCTATTATCTTATTTAATTCATCGTTGTTCAATTCCTTTTCCTCCTAATTCTTCCATTAAACACTATTATTTCCCATCTAATGATTTTATTGTAACGACAACCTGTGGACTTTCTGAATAATATTTATTTACGATGCAAGATACAATCTGCGTATCGTCTTTGTATGCTATATTATTCAAACTATCTGCAATAATCTTAACTACATTGTCCATATCAGGCTTTTTCGTTGGTCGTATAATATTATCTTTCATCTGCTGTTTAACTTTCTTACTTTTACTAGATGGTATACGATAAAATGCTTTTATCTCCATTTCAAGCATTTCATCGTCACCAAACTTTTTGTCCAAGCATTGATTTCTGTATTCTAATCTTACTAGATTTTCATATAGTACCGTATCTCTTGGTGTTATAGCTTTGCCTGTTGCTCTTACAAATCTAGGTCTACCCTTACCTTTAGGCTCACCTATAACAGTAAATGTTACTTCCACTATCATTCCTCCAATAATTGTTTCATTTTTTTATAATTACTCAATGCTTTCTGTTTTCTGAATGATAACCCTTGAAATTTTACTGGATAGCATCTTTCAAAAAATCTATCATACAATCTTTTCAATTTTAAATCATCTGCATTTTTCATATCTGCAAAACTAATATTAGTAGTAACAATCAATGGTATTCCTTTGTCATATACAGTATTAACGATTTCGTATATTTTTTCAAATGCAAAATCCGTACTTCTTTCTATTCCAAAATCATCAATTATAACTAGCTTGACATTTGATAATTTTTCCATTATATTTTCATCTTTGTATGATGCCATGTGACTAATCATTTTTGAAAATGAGGTCATGATTACTGGATATTGTTTTTCAACCATTAGCTGATTAGCGATGCAAGCTGATAAATAGGTTTTTCCAGTACCTACATCGCCATACAATAGCAATCCTTGTTTTCCATTATACACTTCTTCAAACTTATCTGCATAATTTCTACAAATCTTTATCTGCTTTTCATTATGTTCTGTAATCTTCAAATCATCAAATCTCACATTTTTCAAATTGTTATCCATCAATGACATATTTCTTAACTTAGATATTTCTATCATTTTTTGGTCAAATTGCCATTTCTTTTCACGTTTTTCATGCTCGTCAATCTGACATTTACACATAACAGGAACTATCATTTCCTGTGTCCTATGCGTGCCATCACATAAAGGAAATGGTATCTTTCTTTCAAGATACGAGCCACATTTTTTACAAACCTTTAACACCTATAACCACTCCTTGTATGGATTATCGTCTATTATTGTTATCTTGTCATTTTCATACCCACTTGGAATATAATCCGTAAATGGTACTTTCTCTGACAAAAAATTTTTTGCAAACTTAATATATTTATCTTCTGTTTTATGCACTCTTACATACCTACTATAATTTTCAGTTGCTTTGTAAATTTGTTCATGAGTCCATCCATCCATGATTCTTTCATTATACATTTCATATGCTTTAATCTTTCCTAACTTTTTAGGATATATTTTCCAAAACTTTTCAAACTGCTCTGAATAGTTAGGTATCAATCTTTTTTCTCTCTTGTATTTTTTTACATTTTTATTTTCATCTTCTGCAATATCCTTTTTTATAACTTCACAACCTATATTAATATTATCTCGTACTTTCGACTTTTTCTTTGCCCTATACTTTCTAACTCTTTCTGCACACTTTTTCTTTTCATCCATTTTTTTATAATATATAGATTGCTGATTATACCAGTCATCAAGGTATAATTTACCATCGATGACTGATATATAATTATATTTAATAAGCATATCTACAATATCAATTTTCATGTGCATCATATTTGCAATATCGGCTTTGCTTTCATTAATAACACCTGTTTCATCTGTATTATTAATCCCCCAAAGCCAAAGTCTGACAAGCATACCTACCACTTCATTCTGTGTACAACCTATTTCTCTAGCTAAATTAAATATTCTTCCATCATCAAGTAGATTGTCATGTATACTTATCCACTTCATTGTCTACTCCTTTCAAATATTTGCAGTTAAATCAGCAATACCTATTGGAGCTTTTAAAGTCTTAAAATGCTTACATACATCACATACGTTGCATTTTTTAGGACTTACCATTTCTCTCTTGATATCATATATTCTTTTTACATTCTCTCTAACAATATCCAATGATTCATCTAGGTAATTCTGTGTTATCTGTATTATATTTAAATCAGGCTCACTTTCTTTTGATATGCCAGCTATATAAAAAGGCAATCTCTTACCAGTATTCTGATATACGATTTCTTGGTATACTGCCCCTTGTATATCATATCCCCAATATCGTATAAAATCCAAATATCCTTTTCCTTTTACCCATTTTAAATCAGTTAAACTTGCTACAACTTTTAAATCTACAATGGCTATATTTTCTAAATAGCTATCCATCTTAATCTTCCATTCAATGCCCTCAATATCACCAGTCATTATGACTTGCTTTTCACCATCAAGGTATTTCATGAAATACTCGTCACTTTCTGCACGTTTAATCAATTCATCTGCCTTTTTATACTGACTTCTCAAACTACCAGTTTTTGTAAAAATGCTCGGTTCTTCTTCCTTGAATTTTTCTAATGTTCCCTCGAAATAACTATCAACATAACTTCCTACCAATAAAGCTGTTGATTTTTCATCATCTTTCCATTCCCCTTTTAATTTTTTTAATGCTCCATATTCACATCCTGCTCTAGCATATGTTCCTATAAAATCTTTATACTGACTTACAGACATATATGCCATATTCATTTCATCTGAATAATAGTTATCTTTATTTAAAATCATGCTCAATCACTCCACAATGCTATTTTGTTCAAACGGGTCTTTTACTTCGTTATCAATATCAATATTGTCATAATAATCAACTTGCCCATCTTCATCTATAATCTTTTGGTCATCGACAATAGCTTTTTGCATATCAATACTTAGTATTCCCCACTTATTCAATAGCATTTTAATTACAGTCTTTTTCCCCATCTGATCGAAATCTGTCGACCATCTGCTACTACATTTGTTTTTATCCAAATCATATCTATATGCTTGCGAGTATTTGTAAGCATGTTCATGTACTTCTTCCTTTGTCATGTACAATTCTTTTACAAACCCACTCTTTAATTTAAACCATGCGTAATAACCACAAACTTTATCATGCTCTCTATTTTTTCTTTGCGTACAACTTTTGAAATTTTTTACAAATGTACATTCTGCTGTAATCGGATTGTAGTCAACGATTTCATCCTCGTAAACTTCTGCACAATTCATTTTTTCGTATACTCCTGTCCTTATAGCAAGCTGGATAAAACCTTTATACATCATCTGGAATTGACATATTTTTCTTTTTGTCCATTTACCAGCATCGTCTTTTATTGATTTTTCATACGGAACTAATGCTGAAAATCCCAAGTTACTATCAATTGGTAAATCGTAACTCGATGCTATAAATGCAGAGCCTACAATACTATTTGCATCGCACTTTTTAAGTTGTTCTGACGAACTTACTACATTTACAATGCTTGCTAAAAACTGCTTTGTTTTATTTTCTCCTAGCAATTCTGAAAATCTAGCTTTTACATTTTCTTTTTCTAAAATGCTTTTTACCTGACCTACAACGGTCATTGGCAATACTTTATTTTTTTCTTTTTCCATATCTACACCTCGTCAAACTCTAATTCATCTTCTGCAATATATGTAAGGTATTCTTCCACTGTCATACCTAGTACACATTCTTCACATACCATGTTCATTTCCTTGTCATATACATATTTTCCAACTACTTCTGTTCCACACATACTACATATAAATTCAGGCTCATATGTACTGTTAGGGCATCTTCTATCACATGGATTATGTCTACATAAACTGCACATCTAGTCCACCTCGAATATTTTTTGT